CCCGGACTCATATCTCCTTCCGTGCTGCGAGCGGGAATAAAGGCAGTTCGTTCGCTTGGGATATCGGGACATTTTGAGTTGACTCCTTGCCCGAGCGGAGCGTCACTGTACCTGTATGTTCTCTAATGCATCAGCCCAAGCACTTGAGAAATTGCCTTCGCTTAGCAAGTCTCAGCTTAAAGACCTTTGGCAAAAGAGCTTCAGTCGCCCACCATCGCCACGTCTTCGCCGCGAACTAATGTTGCCGATCCTGGCGTTCCGGCTTCAGGAGATTTCGCATGGCGGTCTAAAGGAAGAAGCCCAGACGAGCCTCAAACAAGCCATGAGTTTGCTTCCTCTCAAAGGACAGGCCGCCCCACGGAAGCTGAGAACCGGCACGCGTATCGTGCGGGAGTGGAAAGGTAAGGTCCACGAAGTCCAGGTCACGGATGAGGGATTCGAATATGAGGGCGAGACCTTCAAGAGCCTGTCTCCGATAGCCTGTCGAATCACTGGAACGCATTGGTCTGGTCCGGCGTTCTTTGGAACGAAGGGGAGAAAACCGTGAAACCGAGCCGGTGCGCGGTCTATACCCGAAAGTCCTCTGAAGAGGGTCTCGATCAGTCCTTCAATTCATTGCACGCTCAAAGGGAGGCGTGCGAAGCCTATATCCTGAGCCAAAAGCATGAGGGCTGGCATGCTCTGTCTGCCAACTACGATGATGGTGGATTCTCGGGCGGGAACATGGAGCGGCCCGGCCTAAAGAAGCTGCTCGAAGATATAGCAGAAGGCAAAATCGATACCGTTGTGGTCTATAAAGTAGACCGCCTGACCCGCTCTCTCGCCGACTTCGCCAAGATCGTCGAGACGTTCGACGGTAAAGGCGTCAGCTTCGTATCTGTTACCCAGCAGTTCAACACGACGACGTCAATGGGCCGCCTAACCTTGAACGTCCTTCTCTCCTTTGCTCAATTTGAGAGGGAAGTGACAGGAGAGCGCATCCGGGACAAGGTGGCGGCCTCAAAGAAGAAGGGAATGTGGATGGGCGGCATCGTGCCGCTCGGCTACGACCACAAGGACCGTCAACTTCACATAAACGAGGTAGAAGCAGAACAGGTAGGTCACATCTTCGAGCAATACATTCGACTCGGATCCGTATTCGATCTCCACGACTATCTGAAGGACAATGGATACCGTAGCAAGCGTAGAACGACCACCGCCGGTCGTAATATAGGTGGCGCGGTGCTATCGAGGGGCACTCTCTATCATCTGCTCAGCAACCCTGCCTATATCGGCAAAACCCGACACGGGGACAAGCTGTATGAAGGTCGGCATGAGGCCATTATTGATGTAAAGACGTGGGAGCAGGCGGCCGAACTTCTTGCTTCCAATCGCGTAAGGCGGCGGACCTCTCACAATATTGCGTCTGGACGCCTTCTACTCGGCATCCTATTCGATGAGCAAGGGAATCGGTTTACTCCCACGCACTCATCGAAACGTGGCCGTCGCTATTCCTATTACACTTCGAAGGCGGCGAATAGGTCCAGCGCAACGGTTCAACGCTTGCCCGCTATTGAATTCGAGCAATTGGTGGCCGGCCGTATTCGGGAATTGCTTTCAAATCAACTTGATCTTGCGAAGCGATTCAATTCACTGTCGATCAAAGAGACGAGGTTACTCGTAGCTGCGGGACAGCACCGGGCAGAGCTTTTATCCGACGTCACCAGCAAAGAATCAGCCAAACTGATTCGCCAGATCGTATCTCGCGTCGTGGTCCGCGAGACTGAAATTGATGTCGAGATGAGAGGTGATTTGCTTCAATGCGAATTGCTGGGAGATAGGTCCAACGTAGGCGTGACCTCAGAGACGTTTCGTCTCGCGGTACCACTTACGATCAAACGTCGCGGGAGTGAGGTCCGACTTGTTCTCGAAAATGGCGAACCAAACCAAGCGAAAGTCATTTCGTCACTGACGAAAGCTGTGGCTTGGTCCCGACATTGGGCTGATCAGATCGTTCGTGGAAAGCTCGTAACAATGGAAGATCTGGCAAAGTCCGCCGGTGTTAGCAAGATCCATGCGCGGCGAATGCTTCGCTGCGCTGCACTTTCGCCAGCCCTTACAGAGCAGATATTGGAGGGGAGACAGCCCGTGGATCTTACATTCGACAGGCTTACTCGGAACCTTCCACTCGAATGGGGAAAGCAGAACCTTGCGAGTTAGCTGATATCACTTTCAGCTGCTTGAGGGTCGTACAGACCCTCATAGCAATTTCTCAAGTTTGATTCCGAGCTTTTCCCGGGAGCTGAACCGTTTATTTAAAACAGTTTGTTATCGAAATTTTGAGGGTGTTGGCCAGCTCAACGAGGGTTGTCGAACGCAGGTCATTTACCCCTCATTACTGTTCCAGTAGAGGAAGGGGCAGAGGCGCTTTCGCGTGCCAAGCTCTTCTTGGATCACTTCTCCGTTAGGCGGCTCTCTCGGACTCGGCGCCTGGATTCGTTCGGAATGGATAAGATCTTACATTTACTCGCATCTGAGATTTGTCCAATATTCATCGGTGTTTTAGCGTCAATCCTCTTAATCGAGTTATCCGATTTCGGTAAGTGGGCGCCGAAAGCAAAGGTACGTGGGCGCCGAAAGGAGGGTTCAAAAAATGCGCTATGCTACGTTGCTTCTTAGCAAGGAGAGCGAAGAATGCAATCGTCGACAACACCGTTGGAAGTTACCTACCTCCATACGACATCCCTGAAACCCGATCCACGAAACCCTCGGGTCCATAGCGACAAACAGGTCCGCCAAATCGCTCAGAGCATCCAGTCATTTGGGTTCAACGTTCCACTCCTGATCGATGACGAGCAGAAGGTCATCGCGGGTCACGGGCGTCTCCTGGCCGCGCGCAAGCTAGGCTGGGACACCGTGCCAGCTATTCGGCTGAGCCATCTTACCGAGTCACAACGCATGGCCTTTTTGATCGCCGACAACCGCTTGACCGAAAACTCCTCCTGGGATGAGCGGATGCTCGGCGAGCAACTCAAAATCCTCTCCGAACTAGAACTCGACTTCGATCTGGAGACGATTGGCTTCGAGGTTTCTGAGATCGATCTTCTCATCGACGGCCTCAACGCAGTGCCCGAGGCCGATCCTGATGATCGCCTGCCAGAGATCTCGGACACGGCAGCTACCATCGCCGGCGATCTATGGCAGCTCGGCAAGCATCGCGTACTCTGTGGCAACTCATTGAGCACTGCCAGCTACGAGCGGCTTATGGAAGGCGCAAAAGCTGATCTTGTGATCACAGATCCTCCCTATAATGTCGTCATCGACGGCCACGCCACCGGCAACGGCTCGGTCCATCATCGCGAGTTCGCGATGGCATCGGGAGAGATGAGTTCGACCGAGTTTACCGAGTTTCTTCGGAAGGCAATGCTCGCGGCCCGAGATCAGAGTATCGCTGGTTCCCTTGCTTGCTACTTCATGGACTGGCGGCACATGACGGAGATCCTGTCCGCTGGATCGCAAGTTTATACGGAGCTTCTGAACCTATGCGTCTGGGCAAAGAGTAACGGCGGCATGGGAAGCTTCTATCGGAGCGCTCACGAGTTGGTCTTCCTTTTCAAGAACGGAACCGGATCGCATCGGAACAACATTCAGCTGGGCAAGTTCGGGCGGTATCGAACGAATGTCTGGAACTACCCAGGAGCAAATACCTTCTCTCGCTCCGATTCTGAAGGGGATCTCCTTGCTCTCCACCCAACCCCAAAACCTGTTGCGTTGATCGTAGATGCCATCAAGGACTGCACGTCAAGAGGTGACCTTATCCTCGATCCGTTTCTTGGCTCGGGCACTGCAGTTATCGCGGCGGAGCGTTCAGGGCGCCGATGCTACGGCCTGGAGCTTGATCCGCTGTACGTAGATACCATCATTCGTCGGTGGCAACGGCAGACAAAGCTTGAGGCCGTCCATGTGGAGACTGGGGAAACATTCAACAGCAGAGAAACGAAAGGAACTAATAAATTATGAGCAAGAAGAAAACGCCAGATGACTACGAAGTCGGTTACGGAAAGCCTCCTAAGGAGACTCAGTTCCAAAAGGGCGTTTCTGGAAATCCCAAAGGCCGCTCCAAAAAGGCTCCGGACTTCAACCGTGAA